TTAATTAAGAGAAGCATTTAAAGAAGCAATTGAGAAATTGAAGAAACTTGCTAATAATATAATTTTAGTAGGTCATGTAAAAGATACTTTCATAGATAAGAAAGGAAAAGAAGTAGCAGCTAAAGATTTAGATCTTACAGGTAAAATTAAATTTACTGTATGTGCTAATGCAGATGCTATAGGTTTCTTACATAGAGGGCCAGATTCAGAAATTCTGATAAACTTTAAAAGCAATGATGAAATAATGTGTGGAGCTAGATGCAAACACTTAAAAGGTGCTGAAATTAAAGTAGCAGAATACGATGAAGAAACAGAAGAATTAGTTAACGTAAAATGGGAATTAATATACCCATCATTAAAAAAGTAAAATATGTCAGAAGAGAGAACAGGGCCTGTAACAATTAGTTTGTCAGGTGTATTAGCAGATTTAGAGAATGGTATTACTAGAAAAGAAGGAGATAAAGGGTATAATCCTGAATTAGGCTCTATTCAAGAAAAGTATAGTATTACTAAATCAGATGTAGATGAATTATTTAAACATCCTGCATTAAAAGGTAAGAAAGTAAAAACACCTAAAAAGGTATCATTTGTCATTGTAGATGATAGAGAAGTTGCCTATGGTTCACCAAGTAAAGCTGGAGAAGCTAGACTTGCAAAGAATATTGCTGAAACACCTGAAGCAGAAGTAGAAACAGATGGTGAGATGCTTAATGCAGATGAATCACCTGTTATTAATACAGAAGAAAATAATGATAGTATTGAGGCTACTATCCAACAAGTAGAAGAATCAACAGTTGATTCTCAATTTTAATAAATAAAAAAGTAAATATGAGTTACGGATCAAAAACAGACAGTGAAGGAAATGCTTTAAGAGCAGAAGGAAACATCCCAGTAATAACTGGAGAAAGAGTAGAAGGGAATGAGTTTGTTTCTTTGGAAATGGCCAAAGATAAGGACGGTAATCTAATGGAGAATAGATCAGTATTAACTATTAAGCAGTCAAATGGGGCTACTTTTAGAGTTATGTTCTTTGATTCAGAAGAAGATTGGGCTATTAAAAGTACTAATGAGGCTATGCTTCATATTTGTACTAGAATTATGCCTGAAGCAGATTACTATGCAGCAATTGCAGGTAGTACTACTTTCCAAGCATTTATGACAGCTATTGGAACTAAAGTAATTCCACAGGCAGCAGGTAAGAAGTTTACTATGAAGATTATATTGAAACACAATAAATCTTCTGATGCATGGTTTCCAAACTTTCCAAAGTTTCCAAATTATGTTGAATTGGATGGTACTAATCCAACTACAATTGGTAAGACTAATCCTAAGTATGACATCTATGCTGTACCAGCTAAAACAGCGATGGCAGCTACACCAGTAGCAGCAGATTCTACTGAAGGAGAGTTATTTTAATAAATAATTAGTACTTTTACTGTATGTACGGTAAAAAAGTAGTTAGTCAGGATAATATTCTTGCATTAATAAATTCCTACGATATATTTAAGAAGTATATCGTAGGGTTTGTTGATGTAGGTAAGGCATTTAAAAGTGAGTTAAGACCAGATAAATCCCCTACTTGTGTAGTGTTTAAAGGAAATACAGATTTACTATATAAAGATTATGCAGTAACAGGAGCATTAAGTTGCTTTGGTTACATTATGCAGAAATATAGTTGTAATTACTTTCAAGCATTAGATATAGTAAACAGGGATTTTAATCTAGGTTTTGAGTCATCAGTGTCAGACTATGAATATACTCCTACAGCTTCTATTGTCTATAATGTAGATGTATCTAAGATAGAATCAACACCAGCTGATATTAGAGTTAGTGTACGTAATTGGAATGAGAATGATAAATTGTATTGGCATGACCAGTATGAATTTACAGTTAAAGAGTTAGAAATAGGTAAAGTATACCCTTTAGAGGGGTTTTGGCTTAATGATTCTTACTTTAAAGCACATTCTACAGCATATGGTTACTACTTTGGTTTCAAAGAAGGTAGAGAACTATGGAAGATATATCAACCTTATAGCAAGAAAGCTAAATTTTTTACAAATACAGGTCCAGATGATTATCAAGGATTTGATTTACTCCCTGAAACTGGAGATAGGTTAATAATTACTAAATCATATAAAGATGTACTAGTCTTAAGGAAACTTGGCATACATGCTATAGCTCCTCAAAGTGAGTCATCTATTATAGATAAAGATTTTTATGATTACCTACTTACACGTTTCAAAGAAATCAGATTATTATTTGATAATGATAAGCCTGGAATAACAGCAGCTAATAAGTTACAAGAACTAATTGGCATACAACACTTTATATTGCCTCAAGATACTAAAGATTGTGCTGACTTTGTACATAAATATAACTACGCTAAGTTATTAGAATATATTAACCGATGTTGGGAAGTTATGAAGTAGTGATTCCTGAATGGGAAAGCAGCTACCAGAAATCTGCAAAAAGAATGCCTAAGTATTGGCTATGGACAGAAAGAGAAAAATTACCAATAAAGCATACAGAAAACTTAAGACGCACCCCTCTAATTATAGGAGGTAAAGCGTATTGCTGTAATGATTTAGAGGAAAGGTTTCTTAAAAATACCAAAACTGCAGGAAAACCTAATCTTTGGGTAATGAACGGTCAGGATTAAACACAAATAGTTTGAAAGTATACAGATTTTAACTATATTTGTATATGGAAAAATTAGAACAACTTATAATAGGATCAATGTTAGGAGATGGATATTTAGATAAAATATCACATACATTGAAAAATTCAAGATTATCTATAGCTCACAGTGCTAAACAAAAAGAGTATTGTGAATATAAACATAGTATATTAGCTGAAAAAGAATTAGCTGGTAAACTTTGTTACAATAAGATAGTTAATGATAGGTATAAAGAGGGATTTATTGAAGAGTATAGGTTTCGGAGTAAGACGAATCCTATATTTACTGAATATAGAGAACTTTTTTACAAAAACAAGAAAAAGATTGTACATAGAAGTACTATACAGAAAATGAATGCTTTAGGATTAGCCATATGGTTTATGGATGATGGAGCTAAAACAATTTCTGGATATCTGTTATGTACTCAATCTTTTACTAGGAAAGAAAATAATTTCTTAAGAAAATTACTTAAAGATAAATTTAATATTGAAACAACTTTGCAACCGCAAAGTAATATGATATATATCCGAAGTAAATCTAAAGAATTATTTACTTCTACTATTAGTCCTTATGTTATAGAATCTATGAGATATAAGTTATTTATATAGGTCCTGAATAAACTATGTGAATTGCTGGAACACTAAGTGAAATAATAAGTGACAGATGCTGGGAATGGTTACGCTCTGTTTATGCTAACCTGGAAAGAACAGCTTATTATTTTGTATGTCAATCAGCAGCCAAGGCTCTCAGAAATGAGTTCAAGGTTCAACGACTAGTACATGGAGTCTCAGCATTAAGTTGGAGATAGTAAAGTACCAAGAGCGCATAGCACCTCATGTGGAGGTGATGATATAGTCTGAACTATATGGAAACATATAGAAGTGCAGGATAAAGAGCCAGCACGATAACAAAATGTTATATAATGCTACTTTAAATTGGCGTTTACGTAAAACCGTGGCTAAATATTACCATACTTATTTTTCTAAATACATCAAAGCACAACTTAAGAAACCTATTATTATACCTGAAGGTAAGTATCTATCTATTTCATGTGATATATATGAAATAAGACGTAGAACTATGCCTGATGTGTCTAATATGTGGCTACTAGAGAAGTTCTTTGAGGATTCTTTGCAAGAGTGTAAAGTAATTCCAGGGGATGACCCTGATTATGTATTAGAAAGTGGTAGAAAAAGATATCACTGGGTTGAAAATGAAGAAGATAGAAAACTGGTGTTTACTATCAAAATAATTTAAGCAGTAATAACTGTAAGTAAGGGACGACTTAAAGTTATGTAATTGTAATATTTATAAAATTAAATGAAAGTTAATTAAATATTACTGCTTGAATTTTTAATATCTATATATGGAAGATGAAGAATTAAAAACAAAAATAGAAAGCATAATAGGATACAAGCCTAAAGTATTACTGGCAGATAAAATCAGATATGCTTTGGAAGACGCTTATGATAAAGCTAAAAAATCACTAGAAAGATCCTCTTCAGGAGAAGAGTTTATTACAAACAAAAATAAGTTTGACGAGGCTGTTAAAACTTATTCATTATTTATGTTAAAAATCACAAATTAAGATGAGAAAAATTACAATTGTATCAACTAAGATTGACGGGAAAAAAGAATTAAATTCAAGTGCAACTACATGGGGAGAGTTAAAACCTGAATTAGAAAATAACGGTATCAGTATTTCTGATATGAAAGTTATGGAGAAGGTTTCAAAGATGACACTTGATAGTGATGCAGCAATGCTACCTACAGGAGATGTTATTCTTTTCCTTACACCTGGTAAGGTGAAAAGTGGTAGTGATGAAATTACTGCCCACCAAGAAGCAATGGTTGCAAAACTACGTGCTCTTAGAGATAGCATTTAAATATATAAGGGGGGCTTATGCTCCCCTTTTTTATTAACTTAAAAATTATAATATGTCAGAACAAGATGACTTTGCATTATTAGAAGCCAGATTAGCTGATGATAGTAATGTAACAGTAATAGAAAATACTTCAGTACCTAGTGTACCAGAAGTAGTGGAGGAAGTAGTTGTAGACAGTATACCTGAACCTATTATTACACCTATTGTAGTAGAGAAGACAAAACCTAAAGAGACTAGATTAGAAATGAGAATAAGACTAGTTAAAGAGGTAGCAGAGGAAATACATGGAGGAAATTGGGATTTTATTGCCCTTAAAGATTACCCTTTAGATTATGATTCTAAATATCTTACTACTGCTAGATTTGCATTAACTATACATTTTCCAGAGTTTGTAATAACTAATAGTAGAGGACATATACATACTATAAGAGATTTATATGTTAGAATGTACTTTAATAGTAGTATGAGTCATTTACAAGGATGGTTTGGTACTAGAAGTACGTATAGTTATCCAGAATTTAAAAGTAAATATGGTCATTCCCATTTACCAACTATTACCAGTAATGATGGCACTAGAATAAGTTCTTTTGGTAGATTTTGTTTAGGAGGAGATAGTGATACAGGAAGTATAGTATCAACCCTAACTGTAGAGGAATGGAATATAGAAGAATTTAAGAATGCACTATTAATACTACATTCTTATGTAGTATGGGAATCTATAGAAGGAGGTCCTTATAGGAGAATGGAAAATATCACTATGAAAGGGGGAAGTAGTGGGGCATATAGTCCTGGTACTACTGCTATAGAGCAAACATTTAAGAGGTATTGTATGGAATCTGAAATTTATCCTGTATTTACTGTAGATACGTCATATGATGTACCTTCAATTAAAGTACAAAATGAAGCAGAGTTAGAAGTAGCATTAGCTGTAGGACTTAGCCCAAATTATATAAGATATAGAGATAGTAATGGTGATATCCATACTATTGATGCTTCTACAAACATAAGTACTATTAACAGATCTATCAGTAATATAAATAGTAAACAAATACCTTTCTTTACTTTTAAAGGAGTAGGTGTTAAAGCAAAAGTATTAGAAATGGATAATACAGAGGATACTAATGAAGCCATAGTGCATATAGCCCATCCCTATGTTACTAAGTTTGCTATAGCACAATTAGAAAAAGAGGCTAATATATATTTATTAAAAATTAAAAAGTAAAATATGAGTTTAAAAGATGATGGTAAAGTTCATAGTAGAACTGTAGTACCTATAAAAGATAAAGCTAAGTTAATTCTTAGTAAAGAAGTAGTAATGAAAATTCATTATTTACATACTAGAGTAAAGAATAATACAGAATGGAGTGGTATTTTAGTATTTAATACCAAAGAAGGGAGTATAGATAACCCTGCTAATTGGGTATTAGAAGCAGAAGATTTTATCTTTATGGATGTAGGTACAGGAGCATATACAGAATATGATTTTGATACAGATGATACGTACTCTTTTGATAAGTATACTGATGCTATGGCAGAAGGTAAGAGATTAGGTCATATCCATACTCACCATAATATGAAGACTTTCTTCTCAGGTACTGATATGTCAGAGTTACATGAAAATGCACCAAATCATAGTTACTATGTAAGTTTAATTGTAAACTACAAGGAACCTGATGAGTGGTGTGCTAAAGTAGCATTTGTAGGAGAAGAAAAAGTATCTGGTACTATAACTAGAACTAAGAATTCTCTATTTAACCTGTTAGGATTTGGTAGTGAAGTAACTGAAACTATTGAGAAAGTAGTTCCTATTCTGTATACTATAGATTTAGATTTAGAGTTAGCAGAGGAAATTAAACCTTTCTATGATAGAGTTACTGAAATATGTACTCCTAAAGTTGTTAAAAGAGCTGTAGGAAGAGCTGTAGGAGCATCTACTCACCATGCTGGATGGCATGGAGGATTTAGGGATTGGGATTTACCTACTTTAGGTACTTTAAAAAGTAAAACACCTACTTTATTTGACAAAAAAGAGCCAGAGATTCAAAGAAGACCTGCAGGATTATATAGTAAACCTTCAGTTATGGATTTTTTACCTAAACTAGCTTATGCAGATTTACAATCTAAAGCTAGAATAGGGGAAGTGTTTAAAACTGCTACAGCGTTACCTGATGTACATATAGAAATATTAGTGGAACAAATGGAGGAGAATTTTGAAGATTATATAGCAGATTTCTTTGCTATAAATAAACTGACAGATTTAGATACTTTCTGTGTGGCTTTACAAATAATAGACACATGTACGATATATGATGACACTTATTTATATAATTGTCTATCTGAAGTACTAGCAGTTTATTTAGATGTAGATAGAGATGCAGAATTTGATAAAAAAGTAATGCTATTAACTAATTTAAAAGATACAACAAAATGGGCAGCAATGACAGCAATATAGACAATAAAAAAGTAAGATTCAGTGATGCAGATTGGTATAAATCTGGTCCTGAAGATATTATTGTAGGTGGAGTTGGAGGTATTGGTTCCTGGGTAGCATTATTGCTGTCCAGGATTGGCCATGAACTCCATATCTACGATGATGATACAATAGATGAAACAAACATGGCAGGACAACTTTACCCTATTTCAGCAATAGGTAAAAGTAAAGAAGTAGCTGTTATGGAGATGATTAGAGATTTCTCAGGAACACGTTGTTCTTCAAATGGTAGATACACAAAGGATTCTTTATATTCTCCTATAGTGTTTAGTTGCTTTGATAACATGGAAGCTAGAAAAGTAATGTTTGAGAAGTGGGCAGCTGAAGAGGATAGAGAATTATTTGTAGATGGTAGAGCATAATATGAAATTTTTTCGTATATTATACAATCTGCCCCTGTTAGTAGTAATATTAACAGTGGAGAGGATGAATTGCTGGAAAGCTAAGTAGAAATAAAATATTGCGTTGAAAAATAACTCGCTTAATTGTTGGTGAAAGATATATACGCATATAGGAACCCCCGTTTGGAAGTAGTAGGTTAAAAACTTCCCCTAGATGATTAGCAAAGGGTTAGGAGCTAATTATTCGGAATAAAGCAAGAAGACTCCCTTAGCTCCGTCTTAAGAGTTGACAGGTTATACGGGTAAGCCGTGAGATACTTCAAATAGAAAGAATCTAAAAACTAGAAAGGGTTTAACTAGCCCTTTTGTATTTTTATATGCCAATCAGCAGCCAAGCCATAGACACATCTATGGAAGGTTCAGAGACTACCTGAGCACTAAAGTGTGCTTAATAACAGGAAGTAGATAGGGTTAGTAACCTATTGAAAAAGCGTCCTCCACCCTAATAGGGTGATGATATAGTCCGTGCCTATATGAAAATATAGGAGAGCACGAGAATGCTTGCAGAAACAGGTATGGTGTTTCTAGTTCAAAAAGGACAAGAGGACCAATATAGAGCAGAGATTTTTGCTGATTCAGAAGTTGAAGATGCACCTTGCTCTTTTAAAGCTACAAGTCATTGTGGTTCATTTATAGCTTCCTTAATGGTAGCAGGATTAAATAATTACCTAGCTAATAGGTATATTAATGCAGATATTAGAAGTATGGATTTCAGAATTGATTTTGAATTACCTCTATTAAATGTACAAGCTACTAACGTAGTAGCTGAAGAAGTAATAATTTAAAATAGTAAATATGACAGATATACGTGAAGTATTTGATAGCCAAATAATACAGAACCATTCTAGTAAAAATTATGAGTATGCTCCTAGTATTGGTAGAAATACTTCAACTATCCCTTTACTTAATAACAGTAAGCAGGCAGAGTATGTACCCTTACATGGTATAAATGCTATAATGGCTATAGAAATGAGGAGGACTTATACATCTGGAAGTAATTATGGACATTTTGATAGGACTACTTTAATGTCACATGATATAGGCAAAAAACTAGTACGTGTAATGGTAAAGTGTATAGAAAGACTTCCAGATTATACTGAGTTACTGAAGTATAATAGGGGATTAAATGTACACATAGCTAGTATAGTAGATAGCTTATTTAAAAAAAATCAAGCAGTTATCTTAGCAAATTTTGATGATGCTAGTACCCAATCCCTAGAAAAGTTAGCTAAAGACTTACTGAGGCAGAGTATAAATATCATTATTGATAAAGTCATTTATGGTACTATAGAATATGGATTACCTGATATGTCTTTTAATCATTATGGTAGTAGTTACGCTGAATTAATAAGATCTAATAAGCATGCATATAGATGGCATCATATTAATTTACGTACTCAAGCTTTTATGGTTAACAGGGGAAGTATATACAATATACAGCGTACTTACCATAATAGGGAATTACGTATACTTAGACCTTTAATGGAGACTGTACTACATAAGGACTTTGTACCTTATGTTTACTTATGTATGATTATGAAGGAAAACCCTTTACCTGAAGTTTATGAGGTATGGGTAGATCCTGAATTTGATGTAGTAAGGTCAGAGTTTAAGAACTTAAGACCTCATTATAGAAAGCATATTAAGGCTCCTTTAGTAGCAGCAGGTATAGATATTATACCTACTGATAGTATTTTAACTTCATTATATAATACTGTAAGCATTCCTAATGAAGTAAAAAGTATTAAGGAGAAAAAGGTGTGGCTAAGTGATTTAGCATTAGAGGTTAAAGAGCATATTAGTTTCAGACAGCAGTTAAATATGGAACGTCAATTAACATTAGTACCATGATTAAGGTAGGTGTTATAGATGCAGACCCTATAGCTTATATATGTAGTAAAGATACCTTACAGGAGAGTTTAGATAACGTAGATGATTTAATAAGTAATGCATTAAATGCAGTACATTGTTCTCATTATTATATGTTTTTATCTGACTCTCCTTATTTTAGGCATCAAGTTAATACAGAGTATAAAGGGAAAAGGCCAACTTCAGAGTTGAAGTATTTAGAAGAAATAAAGCAGTATTTAAGAGATAAATATGGAGGGGTAAGTTATGAGGGGTTAGAAGCAGATGACTTAAGTGCATATGTAATGACCACAGTATCAATAGCTTCTCCACAATTCTCTTTTATAAATATGTCAATAGATAAAGATGTGTTGCAATCTGTTTGGGGACCATGGTTTAACTTTAAAAAGTTTGAATCAGGTAAAACCACCAAAAAAGATGCAGCAGTATTTATATTTTTGCAGACATTAATGGGAGATGTTACAGATAATATCAAAGGAATCCCAGGAGTAGGAGAAGTAAAGGCTAATAATATCTTAGCAACTTGTAAGACACTAGATGAGATGAGAGGTACAGTTTTAAATGAATACTGTAAGAAATTTAAATCAACCTCAGTAGGAATTTATGAGTTTCAAAAGAATTTTAGACAAGTTTACTTATTAAGAAACACAGAGGACTTCAAGAATGAGGTAGGATATATTCCTAAGTTACCGAAACTTAGGATAACAGAGAGATGGGAAGAAGTATAGTTTTAACAACAGAGAAAAATGTTTCTGTAATTATTACAGAAGAGAACCCCAGAACAATACATGTTAGTCCAGCACATGCTGACTACGAAGTATTAGATTCTGAAGGTAATATAGAAAGCATAAATTATGGCGGAGAGTACAAGATACACAAAAATAAAACAATAAACCTAAATAAAACAAAATATAAACTAACTAATATAAAGAAAATAAAGGCTACCGCAAATAAGCCAGCATATTACAAACTTATAACAAATAACGGTTTAACAAAAACGTTTAACTTTATTATGCCCTTATTAGGGGATAATAGGGCGTTTTTTAAATTTTCTACACAATTTGTCAATGCATTTATAGGGTATGAGCCCTATGGAGATTACGGAGATAGTATATATTTACTTTACCGTTTTAGTGGGCAATTAGATTATATAAAATTTGAAGAACAACTAATGGAGCATCCTTGGTACAAAGAAACAGTAGATGTGGATAAATACCAAGTATTATATCAATTTGATATTCCAGAAGAACATAAAAAAGACGTAAATTTATTAATTAAAGGTAAGTATTCTAGTGTTAGTGTAAGCACTAAAGAAAGGATACTAAGATTCCATAATTCTAGGGAAACTAGCACATTAGGACAGATTTTAAGTAAATCACCTATACGTAAGGAGTCCCTAGAAAAGGATTTACTACTAGATACCCCTATACCTGAAGATGTAGACTTATATAGTGTATTTTATCATGGAGATGAGATATTTAGAAATCATTTAAGACTTGATAATAGTAAATTAGACAATAATAAGTTAGATGAATAAATTAACAGAATGGTATCTAAAGGAATTAGGAGAGGGGTGGTACAATGTACTACGGCCTTTTCTGGTTTCTGAAGATATGGAGACAATAAGAAAAACAGTACTAGAAAGGAGGAAAAGTTCCGTAGTTATGCCTAAAAGTACTGAAATGTTTGAAGCATTTAAACTATGTAAATGGGAAGATGTGAGGGTAGTAATAGTTGGGATAGAACCTTATCATATAGCAGGACATGCTACAGGATTAGCGTTTAAATCTAAGAAACTATACCCTTTACATCCTGTAGTAAAAGAGATATTTGAAGAAGTAGAAAGAGATGTGTATTTTAAGGAGCAAGATTTACATCTAGGTCAAATAAATGATGTATCTTTGTGGGCTTCTCAAGGAGTACTTTTACTAAACAGAGCCCTTACAGTTCAGAAAGATAAACAACACTCTCATATTAAATTATGGGAGCCGTTTACGTCTAATATATTTAAAGTTTTACGAGAAAAAACAGGATTAATTTATTTACTTTGGGGTAATTTTGCTCAAAGTTGTAAACCTTTAATAGATAGTAAATCAAATTACATATTAGAAGCAGGTTTTCCTGCAACTGGAGCATTTACTAGAGGGTTTAAAAATTGTAACCACTTCTCACAAGTAAATGATATCATAACTAAACAAAATGGAGAGGAATTTAAAATAAATTGGTAATGGGAGAAGTACAGTTTTTACAAGAAATAACCCAGCTTAATGGGAAGCAAGATGAATTTAGGATAAAGGGGGCTATAACAATAGAAATAGACGCAATTATTGACTCTAATACCTTAAACCAAGCTATTAAAAATAGAAATACAAGGGATTTTAATGTATCCATTCTCAATATAGTAACAAGACATAAAATACATAGTACAGATAATAGTGATCTTAAGGGGGATGTAACAATACAATATCTTAATAATGACCAACCTATTATAAATGTAATAGAGAGGAAAGGTGGTGAAGTCAATGTTATTGCTCCTACGCAATTAGATACTATTATAGCAGCTAAAGAGTTATTTATAGTTGAAAAAGAGAAATTTTTATTTAAAGCACTTGACTTAGAATTAGAAATAAATTAAATTTATAAAATGGAGGGAAAAGATAAAGACACTAGGCTACTTGATTACTTTAAAGGTGATGAGTTAGCTGCTAGTGTATGGAAAGGAAAATATGCATTAGATAGTGAGGTAACTCCTGATGATATGCATAGAAGAATGGCAAAAGAATTTGCTAGGGTAGAGGATAAATATGAGTTTCAAAAGACTTATACTGAGGAGCAAACAAGTAATTTATCTGACTATGGTAAAATCCGTAAGGAGTTATTAGAAAAAGATATATATAACTTATTCAAAGATTTTAAATATATCATACCTCAAGGCTCAGTAATGAGTCAATTAGGGGCAGATTCTATTGGAAGTTTAAGTAATTGCTTTGTAGTGGGTCAACCTACTGATTCTTATGGAGGTATATTCCAGAAGGATCAGGAAATGGCTCAACTAATGAAACGTAGAGGTGGAGTAGGAATTGATATTTCTCCACTTAGACCTGAAGGAGTAGCTACTAGTAATGCAGCTAAATCTAGTACTGGAGCTATAAGCTTTATGCATAGGTTTAGTAATACTACTAGAGAAGTTGCACAGAATGGTAGAAGAGGAGCATTGATGATATCTATTGATATTAATCATCCTGATGTAATGGAATTTATTAAAATTAAAAGAGATTTAAGTCAGGTAACTGGTGCTAATATTTCTATTAAACTTAATGATGAGTTTATGAAAGCTGTAGAAGCTGATGAAGATTATATTCTTAGATGGCCTTGTACTTTTGAAGAAAAGAATATACTTAAATACTTTCCTGAAGGGATGGAGTATAATAAATTAGCAAAACTTAATTTTGTAGACGCAGATGTTTACATTAAAAAGATTAAAGCTAAAGAGTACTATGATGAGATTATTAAGTCTGCTCATAATGTAGCTGAGCCTGGACTAATGTTCTGGAATAGAATGGTAAATTATTCTCCTGATGGAGTATATCCTCAATTTAAACAGATAACTACTAATCCTTGTAGTGAAATAGGGATGCAACCTTATGATGCATGTAGATTAATTGCACATAACTTGTTCCACTATGTAACTAATGCTTTTACTAAGGAGGCTAAGTTTGACTTTAACCTATTCTATACTCATAATTATGAGGCAATGAGATTATCTGATGATTTAATTGACTTAGAAGTAGAGCATATAGATAGAATTCTAGCTAAACTTGCTAAAGACATTGAAGAAGATGTAGCTACAGGGGAGCTTTCTAGAGAAGAAGTAGAGCAAAACTACTCAGTAGAAGTTAAACTATGGAATAAAGTTAAGAAAACAGCTCTTGCAAGTAGAAGAACTGGACTAGGAATTACTGGTTTAGGAGATACACTTGCAGCTTTAGGATTAAAGTATGATTCTGATGAAGGTTTAGAGATGATTAAGACTATTATGCATACTAAAATGGAATCTGAATTAGACTGTACTATTGATATGGGTATCTTAAGAGGTACTTTTGATGGATGGGATAGTTCTTTGGAATACTTAGGAGTTACAGATGGTCATACATCAGGTGCTTATGAAGGTACTAATCCGTTTTATCAGTTTTTATTGAACACGTTTCCAGAACAAGTTCAAAAAATGTATAAATATGGGCGTAGAAATGTGTCTTGGAGCACAGTAGCACCAACAGGTAGTTTATCTATTATGGCTAAGGCTATTGTACATTGTAACTTATCTTCAGGATTAGAACCTGTATTTGCACCTTATTATATGCGTAGAAAGAAAGTTAATCCTGGCCAAGAAGGTTCTAGAGTTGATTTTACTGACCAGAATGGAGATACTTGGCAAGAGTATCCTGTAATGATGGGAGCTTTTAAGGATTGGTTAATAGTAAACGGTAAAGCAGGAGTTACTGAAGCAGGTAATTTTGATTATCAAGAAGGAGTAGATAATTGGCAACTTTGTATTAATGATAAAGTTATTACTAATCCTACTATAGAAGAATGCTATGAATTATCTCCTTGGTTTGGAGCTACTGCACCAGATATAGATTGGGTAAGAAGAGTTGAAATACAAAGTGTTATACAACAGTATATTACGCATAGTATATCCTCAACTATTAATTTACCTGAAGATGTAACTGAAGCAGAGGTAGCTGAAATCTACTTAGAGTCCTGGAAAATGGGACTTAAAGGTATTACTGTTTATAGAGATGGTTCAAGGTCTGGAGTGTTAGTTTCTAATGATGCTAAATCTACTGATAGTTTTGATTATGTAGATGCTGTGAAAAGGCCTACAGAATTAATAGGCCATGTACATAATAGTACTACTAAAGATGTAGCATACAAAATCATTGTAGGTTTAATGGATGATAAGCCATATGAAATCTTTATTGATGAATCTGATAATCAAATGTCAGGAGTAGGAGTTATTCTAAAGAAAGCTAGAGGTGACTATTACTTTAAGAAAGGAGATGTTACTGTGGATATTAGTAGTAATATGACTGATGAACAGGCAGCTATTACTAGATTAGTGAGTACTAGTTTAAGACACAGAGCTGATATCAAGTTTATTGTAGAACAACTACGTAAAGCTGATGGTGATATGTTTAGTTTTACTAAATCTTTAGCAAGAGTACTTAAGAAGTATATTCCTGAAGGGGCAAAATCAACAGTAAGCTGTAATGATTGTGGTTCAGAAAATGTAATATTTCAAGAAGGATGTAATCTATGTTTGGAATGCGGAAGCTCTAAATGTGGGTAGTATGCCAGAAAAGAAGTATAGATACTTTTTTCATTGGGTAAGACAGACAGATAAATGGTCTGTACATTTTAGGAATCAGTGCATTCATGCTACTGACCTAGAATGTAACTTACCTTGTGAAAGTAAGAAGAATAAAAGACAACCCTACAGAGTAATGCAAGGTTTCGCAACTTCTGTAGAAGTAATTAATGATAAAATAGTTATAAAATGACTTATACATATTTAGGCACTGCGTGCTGGATATACACGGAATATTTACGGAACATTAACGAAACTAAAAAGAAAAAGGGGAATTAACTTCCCCTTTTTTGACTTTTCTAAATTTTTTGACTTTTCTACTGTAGTAAGAAATCTAATGATTCTTTAGCAGTTCTGTCTAGTTGTTTCCATACAGGTACTAACTTAGTTAATCTTCTTTTAATTTTAAGCTCATCTTTACGTCTACCTGATTTGTATCTTTCTGCATCTCCACCTGTAATTACAGCAAAAGAATCACTTCCAGCTTGCATAATTAACTCTAGTCCTGCCTCTACAGTACTTAAGCCTACTGCAGGACTTCTTAATGTTCTTACTCCTTCAATAGGATTAGCAAATGTTGTAAGTTCAGAGTATAAACGTCTAGCGTATAATGCTACATATACATCTTCAGGGTCATCTCCATCTGCAGCTAAGTTGTAAACTAATAATGCTAATACAGCAAACCCTACTTCAGCTATAGCAGTTTTAATTCTACCTCTTTCCGCATCAGTAAGATTATTCCAATTTTCAGGAACAGTCTGAATCTTCATAGTTTTCAAATCACCCTTAAGATGCCATAGAAATCTCATAGTAGTAGTATAAGTACCTTCTTCAAATTGACCTGTTTCCAAGTTAAAGGACTTTCTATCTATATCTTCTTCTCCTAATTTAGTGTTTATATTTCCAAATCCTCTCCATCTTTTTTGAATACCTGGAATTAACCATCCTCTCATCTTAAGCATTTGATTTCCTACTACGTGTCTTTGGATAGCAGCTTTATTAGAAGCATCGTAGTTACCATAGTAGTCTCTATTAGATCTTCTAATCAACTTACTTATCTTTCTCATATCTTCCATACCTACACCAGGAGTTCTATCCGTACTAGTTACGGAAGGGTGTAAATCTAATTCACCTTTTTCATTAATTACATAAGCAGTATCTAATGAAATAGCTTCATCTCTATTATCTGTAGGTGTAAAATCCTTAGTTAAGTATTTACCGTTAGCATTTCTTACTTTAATGTTATCTAAAATAGAGTACATAACTACACTTTGAACATAGTGTTCCCCCATAGCCTGCATACCCATTAGAGTACCTGTATTAGCCATCCTTTTAGCGGTGTTATTATCTACAAATCTTTTATCTAAAGCGTGGTACTCAGAAAAGGCATTGAATAGTTCAACTAGTTTATTAGTCTTACTTTTAGGTACTCTTTGCCCTATATCTCCTATAATACCAACATCGTCTAAATGGTACTTAGCTATAGCATTAGCTTTATTTTTAATACCAAATAAGCCAGTAGAATTACCCATAGCTTCTATAGTAGACATAGTAGTACCTTGTAAAACATTGGTTACTGCTGAAATATGGTTAACTGCCATTCCTATTATAGAAGAGTAGTTCCCAAGAGAACCTACTACCTTAGCTACACCAGGATCACCTTCTATATTAATACCATATACTCTATGTCTAATTAAGTGGTCCAAGGTTTTAACTATATTACTGCCTTCTGCAGATTCAGTTACTTCTCTACCTAATGTACCTTTTATTGTTTTAGTAATCTTAGTAAAATTAGCCTTCTTTTTTATGTCTGCAGCAGATACTACTTCTTTAAGTACATCTAATACTACAGCAGATTCTGTTTTTAATTTATAGTTTAAAGAGTTATGGTAATCTAGTAGTATAGAGGATACTACATCTTTACTTAAATCTTTACTATCTATTTTCTGTCTGTAGAAAATAGGTATAGTTTCTCTTTCTTTACCTGATTCACTAACAACTACTTCTTTTACTTTTTTACCGTCTACTTCCTCTACAGTACTTAAATCTATATTTCCAAACTCAGTATCCTCTGCCCTTACTTTGAAATGGTCAATAGTACCTTGCTTTAAAGTCTCTAACACACCATTAGAATAGGCTCTTTCTATATTACTTTTATTAATAGAAGGTAAACCATACCCAAGTTTAGCTCTTTTAGGTACTAATGCCTCTTTTTCTTCTATTAGCTCACTTAATATAGAATGTAACTCCCATACTGCAGTACCTTCATACTCTTTTTTAAATTCTACCCATCCTTTAACCTTTTTATTAATAATCTGGTTATCAGATGTAAGTAATACACTATATTGGTTTGCAGGATTACCAGATTTACCTACTTGCTTAATAAAAGCTTGGTTAGCAAATTCTAATCTGTCTCTAGCGGATATAGTTTTCTTTTGTATTTCCCAGTCTGCTTTATCTAATTGGTCTACAGCTAAAGATATAATATCATTATTCATATCTTTAGGGTTGACAGCATATGAAATAATACTATTAACATCTACAGTTTTTAGAAGCATATCATTAAGATAATCCTCAGTAGCATATTGGATACGTACTGCATTATCCATCATATAGTTGTCTATATACTCCTTCTTGGCTTCAGCTAACTGTTTACCACTAAGTCCTTGCTCCTTATATCTGTCTTTTTCCTCAGCAGTAAATTTTCTTTCTGCTTTAACTCTCTCTTCTGCCTCTATTTTGGCAAAATGCGGAGCAAATTGAGAAGCTAATGATTCTCTAGCTAGTACTATAAAGTCATTTTTAATTCCCTTTCTTATAGTAGATATGTCATTTACTATGGCGTAATCTTTTTTATGCTTAGGATCATTGAAAAACTCTTCTTTGATATCATCAATAATAGAAAAACTCTGAATAAATTCATTAATCTGCTTTAGTTTATCTAAAGAAGGTGTATCTTCTTTCTTAAGTTCCGCCATCCACTTCTTAGCTGAAGATGACATTCTATTACCTGCTAAGATAAATCTGTGTAAAGCTATATCAGCACTATTACTATTCATTTCTGCTAGTAATTCTCTGAATTCCTTTTCAGCATCAGTTAAAGTTTCATTTCCTTGCATTATATTACCTAACTTCTTAATCTTAAGCTCTATAATAGTTTTACTTTTCTGTAAGATAATATCTCTTTCCCTTAGATATTCAGTAGTACCTGGAGTGTAAGATTCTTCTTTAGGTGCTATACCTTCTTCTTGTTCTACTTTAGTAAGAATATCAGTAGGATAGGCTCCGTCTAAACTATCCCATTCTATAAAAGCTTTTTCTGTAACTCCGTTATGTTTCTCTACTAAGAGTTGCCATTCTCTAGTTTTTTTATTAGGGCATCTTGTTTTATTACTCATATTATACGTTTATACAGAATTTTAAATTATCTACTGCTTCTGATTTACTCATTTCCTTTTTCTTAGCTTTACTTGCTGTATCATCATACTCAGATACTGGTACATTCACAGGCATAGTAGCATTTAAATAAGGCATAATCTCTGCAGGTAAAGTTACATTATTTTCTTTGAATAACGAAACCTTATCTGTTTTACCCATGTATTCTTTAATAACTACACCTTTATTATTGTATCCTAACTTATTAGTCCTAACATATACAGCGTTACCTTTTTCAGTAGTACCTGCATTTTGAAATAAGTCACCATTCTTAGTTTTTACAAATCTCTTGAACACATATTTACCATTAGCATCTAGTCCAGCAACATAGTTAGTCCCTTTTTCAGGAGTAAGTATAAATCCTACTGAAGTAGGTATTTCTACTTTGTTATCTACTGTCTTCATTCTGAAGTAAACTTTATCACTAACTGTAGGTACTAGTTGGTCATTACTAGATAAATGTTTGTATATACTATCCATTTTACCTTCTAGAAATTTAGGATTAGAATATTCACCTATTTTATGTTTAATCTGATCTGAGAAGTGTTTATCAGATAAGAATTGCATAGGGATATGCTCATAGAAACTGCCTATTGCTTTAGACATACCAGAAGCGTAGAAAGAGTATAACATTAAGTCATCTGCCAAGTAATGATTTTCAGACTTAAGTTCTTCCCAAGCTAGGTATAAATCATCTTTAGCCTCTTTTAATGCTTCTCCTTTTGGTAAAAATATAGCACTAGGCTTATTTTTATCTCCTGCTCTAACTTCTAAAGCATTTATTAATGCATTATCTTTATGTACACCATACTTAGCTTCAAGTAGTCTTTCAGCTAAAGATGCTTCTTCTGAATTACCAAATAGTAATCTATGAAGTCCTATTTGTCCTTCACTATACTTAGACCCTTCTTTAACATCTGCAGCTATATCAAATGCTGAAGTATCAGTAGCAGTCATAGCATAAGCTTCATTCTTAATGGCACTATCTACTTCTTCACTTTGAGCTCCAGGAGTTAAATATACATACCCAGACATTGAAGCCATAAGGTCAGTTAAGTTTTCTACTGCAGGTGAATTAGATACAAACATACCTTCATACATTATTCTAGCAGCTCTAACTGAGTTAGCAAAATAAGTACCTGTCATTCTAGAACCATTAAATACTGCTTCACCATTAACTACATCATAGCCCATTAACTTATCTACATTACCTACTGCATCATCAGCAATAACTTTTCTTAGTAAGTTCTCAGTAAGCTTAGCAGTACCTTGATTCTTAGTAGCACCGTCAGTATCTGATTTAGATATCTTAACTACTTCATTAAGTTGCTTAGCTTTCTTTTGCCATTCTAGGAATTGCCCTAATATTTTAATCTGCTCTGCTTTATTTACTTCTCCTACAGTTAAATTAGCTTGTAACTCTTCAGTAGTAGTAGAAATCTCATCCATATACTTCATATTTATATCATGGATATTACCTTTAAAATCATAATCTGCTAATAGTACATCTAAAGGCTTGATAATCTCACCTTTAGCGTTTCTGCCCTTTTTAGCAAATTTACCTTCAGCATCAGCAGTATAAGCCACTAGTTCTTTAAGTATAGGTTGTCCCATAAAAGATACAATCCATTCTCTACTAATTCCTGCTCTAGCCATCATAAAAGCTGTGTTAGCAGTAAACTGGTTAATATTAGCTCTAGTAATATAAGGGTCTTTAGCAGCATCAACAATAGCATTCATAAATGCTCCTAAAGTATTAGCTACATTATTATCATTTTCATCTACTTTATTAGAAAGCGATGTATTATTTCCTACTTTAACTCCTTTACCTAAGTAGTAGTCATTAAAATACAGACCTTCAGATAAAGCTAAAGAGTGGTGAGTCATGTGATTAGCAATTGTACCTACTAATGACTTAGCACTATCAAATGTAGCTTTAGTTTTCATCTGATTATTACCAGTGAAGAATTGCAAGTTTTTAAGTTTCTCCTTAACAGGGAAAATCTTAGTAGCTAACTTCTCTAACCATGGATCATCTAATGGAGCCATAACAGCAGCATAAGCTGAAGGATGCATAAGCATATCTCGCATCATTTCTAATCTCTGGTTTTCTAATCCTTTAGGACTATTATCTTTTACATAGAATACTCTACCTTCTTTATCAATACTAAAGTTAGGTAAAATAACAAATGCCTTATCAATATCAAAATCGGAACCTGTTTTAGTAGTAATAGCAGAGTAAGCTACCATAGTATCTCCAGCTTCTTCTGGTAATATACCTACAATTTCAAAAGCATCATTAGATGATGGGCCTTGATTAGGAATACGGTAAGAGAAACCTTCTAATACTTCTTTAGGTATTAACTTCATAATTTCACTATGAGTCATACCTTTAATATCTATATTTTGTTTCTTTAACTCTTTAGCTAAATAACTATGAGGCATTAAGATTTGTGCAGGATGTACTACACCTTCTTCATCTATTCTCATAGGTTGAAGTCTTTCTTTAGGGTCTTTAAGCCAAACAATACCATCTTTAACTTTAGAATCCATATCTACTTCAGTACCTACAAATCCAAAATCAGATAACTGTACCATTGCTCCACCTAATTGCTTAAGTTTTACAGACTTTTTAGTTAACATTGCGTGTAACTTATTCTGTATCTTCTTAGAAATAGGTAATGCATCTAAATTAATACCTCCTAAAATAGCGTCAATGTGGTTATCAGAAATCTCTCCTGCAAATTCATTAGCAAGTAGCTGTCTAAGAGCCTTATCATTTATACCAGTTTCTTCAGAATAACCAATTGTCTTTTTATAAGAGTTAAGTCCTATGTCAGATAATTGGGAAATTACTTCATGGTATTTATCTATTAAATCTCTACCATTAATTTCTCCATACATTTCATTTGGATTAACTACAGATAGTACATTCTTTACACCTTGAGAGCCTACTACAGTTTGTTTAGTACCTTTAGTAGATAAATCTTGCTGTAGGAATAGTCTTCTATAAGATAACTTAGTAGAATTAAAAGTAGGATTGGCTACAATATTACCATTTCCATCAGAAATATCTGTAATACCAACTCCACCTGCTTTCTTACCATCTAGTACAATAACGTGGTCTGGGCCACCTTTAGATATTAACTTACCATTACTATCAAATTTATCTTCTGCTTCCATTGCTAATCTTAGGTTCTCTAACTGAGTACCTTTAGTCATAATAGGAAGTAAAACTGCTTCAGATTGTTTATTATAATGTAACGACATTACATCATTATTAGTCTTAACTAACTCATTATGAACAGTCTTTAGAGGCATAGCTAATAATTTAACTTGCTCTGGAGTAGGTGTTTCATCTGTAGCATACATAGCAGCATATGCATCTTCATGTGCTGGGGACCATTTTCCTAATCCTAGTAATCTTTCTTTATAGACAGGTAAAGTAATCCAAGCTTGTGCATCAGTTACATTTACTCCTAGATAAGGTTTAAATAACTTCTCAAGTTCACTAACTGGTAGATTAGTAGCTTTACTAATTCTTTCTAAATTACCTTTATTGAATTTACCATCTTCTCCAGCAAAAAACTCAGAACCAATACCATCAATATTAGCTACTGTAGCTGAATTGTAGAAAGACCTAACTGCAGGAGTACCATTAGAATGGTTATATATTCTAAAGTCTTTACCTGAAGCACTAGTAGAAGGAATTCTTTTTCTAAAGTCTCCAAACATATCTACGTCTGCCCATTGAACTGTATTCTCTGGAGTAGATGGTTTACTAGCATCTATAAGTGTACCTACTTCTTTAATTTCTTTTACTTTAAACAATGCAGGGTCACCATTAAACATCTTAGTTTGTTCAACATTCCCTATTAAAGAGTTAAGTACATAATCACCCATCACAGCAAATACATCTCCACCTTTTTCATTTAATTGGTTTAAATCTATTAATCTATTAGTTAACTTACCATTATCAAAGTTTAATAAACCTGCTTCTATAGCAGTACCTATCTCAGCTCTAACTAAGTCTATAAAAGAAGTACCTAAGAAGTCTTTAACTTCAGGATTATTATCTAAGGCTTCTTTAGATAGCGGTACTAATTTACCATTAGCATCAGTTAAGCCTAGCTGTTCTAGTTTATTTTGAGTCATTTCTACACCATCTACCTCTACTGTTTCAGTAGTATGTAGTGTAGGGAATAAGAAAGACTTGAAAGCATTACCTTCAATTCTATCCATATTTTCTCCAAAAGTACCTTTTCCTGGAGCTACTTGATAGTAGTGGTAATATAGAATTTGCTTATCATCTGCTAATGGAGGAATAGCCTCTGAAGTCTCTGTAGCCTCTTGACCATAGATAGTTTTTCTAGCTACTTCCATTCTATGTAACTCATCAGCTAAGTATCCTGTAAGGATAGATAATGTTTCTGGAGATGAGTTAGTAAATTCTACTTTATTAGTAAGTGGGTTAAGTGATATACCAGATCTTCTTAATGCTGGGCCATAGAAATAAGACTGTTGTCCTTTATCTGCCTCAGCAAGTCCAATATATCTACCACTTAGTTGTTTATTAACTTGGTCAATATAAGTATCAGAGAATTTTAAGTTAGATGCTTTATCTCCTTTATCTCCTTTATCTTCTTGTTTATAGTTACCATATAAATCTAGTGTAAAAGCATCTCTGTTTTTAGCACCTTGTTCTGCATGAAGTAGTTCAGCTAACCATAGTGAATTTCTCCCCCATAAAGAAGACTGTAAATCTTGTAAGTGAGTAAGTTCACCTGCTTTAAATTCATTTACAGTTTTAGAGAAACTGTTATTATCTTGATAAGCCCAAATTTGATTACCATCAGGCCCTAAGAAAGAACTTTCTCCTCCTAGTTTTCTGAAGTCACCTTCTACTCTAGCTAGCTCATTTTTAAAGAAAGTATCCTCATCTAATAACATATTAGTATCATTAGTTAAAGGAGTACCCACTTTTTTTACTATACCTCTAGTAGCTTTATCTAACTTATTAGTAATAAGTTTGATAGCTTTGGCCTGGTGGAAAGTAGGGAATCTAGGATCAACAGGTAAACCTTGATTGTACATTAGCTTTGTAATAGCTTTATCTGCCATAGTTACTCCTAATTGAGTAAGCACATTACCAAAAGCAGTAGCTAACTCAGGAGTCATTGCTTTTTTACCCATTGCAGTAATTAACTCTGCATTAAGTTTAGTTTTAACTGCTATTAATTTATCTATTTCTTCAGCACTGTAAACTGGTGCACCATCAACAAGAGTAGTATACTTGTTACTAAACTCTGCAGCCCATGACCCTCTAATAGTATATTCTTTAGAATTAATATCTGATGTACCTATCTTAGATATAGTAGCTTTAGGTTCTCCTGCAATAATATGGTTAATGTAGTTACCTTTAGTTCTAGAAAAAGAGAAATGAAACTGAGTCTTAATTTGGTCAGGCATAGCTTCTAGCTTATTCAATAAGAAAGTAAATTCAGGTTTGTAACCTGATTCAGCTTTCAATGCATCTACCATTACTTGATAACCATCTTGAACTTGACCTTCTTTCATAGTAGCAGTTTTACCTGCAAGTAAGTTTTCCAAAGCATTATATGTAACACTAAAGTCATTAAACTTAGGTAAACCTAATAATGTATCAGTATTATATATAGCTTCTCCATCTTTATACCCTTTAATATCAGGAGTCATAGAGATTAGGAACTTAATAGTTTCTGTAGCAGATTCTTTTCCTGATACTTCATAAGAAGACTGTAAGAAACTAAGCATACCTTCATCAGTTTCATCATAGTCCTCTTTATTATCTATCTTGGTTACTTCTTTAAGGCCAAATTGGTCTTTAATGTAATCTTTAACATTTTTAATCCAGAAAGGTTGTATTTGTAAGTCATCAGTAAATACTCCTTCTAATCTACTCATCTGCTCTGCAGCAGCAGTATCGTCAGGGTTCTCTTCTAATAACGCTTCTGCTTTATTATATTGGTTTGATAAACCTTCTACAATGTTATTAGCATTAAATTTATCAAGAGTATCTAAAGAAGTCACATCTTTAAATGCTAAGTAAGCCATCTGCTTAGTAGTTTCTCTTACTTCTTGAGCTGTATATAACTTATGTCTAGCAGAAAATGCTGTACTTCTAGTAATGTTAGGTTTCTTAGAAGCATATTTACCTCTACTAATATCAAAGAATAACTTTCTAGCTTTTACTTTATCAGAAAATACACCAGAAATCCAATCCATTAGTTTTTGGAATAGTCCTTTAATACCTGTAGAATACTTATAATGTTTATTAGCATACTTAGGATTAGCCATATATGACATAAAATCATCAGCTATTTGCTCTTCAAAATAAATCTTAATAGCTTCTACTCTACCCACACCAACATCTTCCATAGTAGATGTGATATCTCTTTCTGTAGGATAAGCATACTCATTCTCTGCTTCAGTAATAAGTCTATCTCTTTGCTCCTCATTAAGTAGAGTTCTAAATACCGCATGGAAAGCTTCATGGTAAGCAGTACCTGCTTCTGCCATTTCACTAACTGTAATCATACCATCTTGAAATAAACCAGCTATAACTTTACCTTGAGAAAGTAAACCAATGTAATCAGGAGTTAACTTAGTAGCTATCTCTTTAGGAAGTATACTATTAATATGAGCTATCTCTGCTTCATGCCCTTTCTTATTAGGGGTATGTGATACAGAAGCACCTGGAGTATAAGTTTTAAATGCACTTTTACCTGAATTCTTTTTACCTAAAGCACTTAATCCTGCCTTCTTTTTAGTAGAAGTAGTAGTTTCAGTTCCTGGTAAATTCTCTACTTGACTAAATAAATCTTGTTGAGCATTATCTTTTTGTGTAGTTACATTGTCTGTTACTTCTAATAGTTGATTATCAAAGTGTTCATTAATTTCTTGTATAGTAGGTACATTACCTTCTAATAAATCTATAAATTGACTAAAGTTAAAAGAAGTTTTACTGTCATTGACATTTATAACTTGTCCTCTGCCTATTAGACCTACTACAACGCCTGGAGCAATAACTTTAAAGTATAACGTACTTGTAGCAAAATAATCATTGTCTGCAGTTCTTAAATCTTTTTCTGTTTTTCTAAACACCTGTCCTACAGGTAAATCAAGTATAACTTTACGTACAGACTGTTTCCCTAAACTTTTACTTATTGGTAACTCTGCTAAATCCTGCCTACGTTCCCTATTATTAAGTGCTTCCTTTCTAGCTATTTCTATACTTTCTTTATTTACTAGATTAGGCTTTTCTATTTTAGATAACGGTGTAGACGGCTTACTTAGTGCTTCCTTATTAGCTTGTCTTTTAGCTTTCTCTGGGTTAATTACCCCTTTTTCTAAAATATCTAAAGCCTCTTCAGGTTTAAGTTTACTAATGTCTTGTTTAGTATAACCTAAATCAGCCAACCCTTGCTTAGTAGCAGTAGTAATAAAGAAAGGTACTCCTTTATTCTCAGTGTTTTTAACACTAGTATCTAAATCACTTTTAGCTTTAGTAGTTGCTTCTTCTGTAACTTCTTCTGCTGAAGAAGTAGTTTCACCTAAAGCAGCTATCTCAGCATCGTATTTAGCGTTGATTTCCTCTACAATAGCAGATCTAGCCTCTTCTTCACTATTGTATTTTTTTATCTTAGTTGAAAAATGATACCCTTTTTTCGTTTTACCTTCTGCAGTGTATTCCTGACTATAAAAACTGAATCCTGGGGAAAGTTGTGTACCTTTTATTTTTGTAATTCTATCTAGTACAGTTCTTTTCCTTTCTTCAATACTTTCTACAGTATTAGTTTCTGTAGTATCAACAGCAGCTGTTTCAGAAGTAGTAGTATTTGCACTATAAACAGGAACAGGTTGAATAAATAAGTTACCCTCTGGAGTAGCCTTAGCATTAGTATATAAAACACCATTGTTATCTAAGTACTCTTTATACTTTTTATCTCCTAGTTTTTTAACGTCTACTTGTCTTCTTCTATTTTTAGCTAAGTGGTTAATAAATAAGTCTTTACCTTGAGCTGACTTTAAACCATCTATATCTACCTTTTTTGCACCAGTACCATATACTAAAGTAGCAGGTCTTTTTTGTCCTTTTAAATTTTGAGCAGGAGTAATGAATAACCTAGATTCTCCTTTAGACTCTGTAACAGCTTCACCATTAAATACTAAATGGTTTAATAACTCAGAATGAGTCATAGTGTTAAGAGGAAGATATTCAGCTAACCCATTAACAACAGCATCAGGATGATTCTTTATTTTATTAATAAGTTCATCTGATAATCCTTTCTTATAGTTACCTGGATCTCCTAGTACTTGTACATATATATCATATATAATGCTAGCTTCTGACATACTAAGGTTATTAACATGTGCCCTTAAAGGAAATGATTCTCCATTAGCCTTTTTAACTACTGTATAAACAGCTCCTGGAGTAGCAGAAGCTAAGTGCAATAAATCAGAGTTCTGTGTACCATCTACATTAAAGTAGCCATCTGTAGAATCACCATATAGATAAGTAATGTCTTCTGCAGTTTTACCTAATTCCTTGGATATAGAATTCTTTACAAATTTACCATTACTGTCTTTAGCAGTGTTTAGTGAACCACCAGTTTTATACTCTAATTTTGTAGAAACTTTTTCCCCTTTGAAATGTGCTTCTATTACTTCTCTTTTAGTTCTTTCTACTTCTTTTACTTGAGCTTCAGCAACTTTAGGGTCTTTAGTAGAATCAAAGAAAGTAGTATCATGTAAACTTACACTTAAGGCTATACCATTATGTACTAGATTACCACCATTCCTTTTTAATGAACCTTTAACAGGAAGTCTACCTACTAATTCTTCTGGGATAGTACCACTTTCAACAGCAGTTTTCATTGCTACATATTCTTCTAATCCTGCAGCAGCTTGAGCATCTATAAGCTCTGTGTTAATACTGAACTCAATACTTACACCTTCTATACTATTATCTCTTTCTAGGAAACTAGTTAATGCTTTATTTTCTGGAGTATTAAACTCCTCAGCCATATGTCTAGCATTATTTACAGATAACCATGCAAGAGGAGTAGTTTGATTAGTAGTGTTTAAAGTCTCAGTTTCATCTTCTGATACTATAGTTCCTGTTTCATTACTAGGAGTTTCCACTGTAACATGTGACACAGCAGCGTTATTAGCAGCTTGGTGGTCAGTATTAGCATCTCTACCTAAATCTACTTTACCTTCAGATTTTCTTTTCTTAAAGTCAGCTAATGCATCTTGTACTTCTTTAGGGAACTTGTTTATAGATGTTTCCTTTCTAGATATAGCTCCTTGTAGTTGATTTAACTGTTCATCAGTCATCTTATTTTTAGTAGCTCCTTGAAGCACTTGTTCTTCTTCTACTTTACTTGCACCATCATTTAACTCTTCTTTTTTAAGAGCATGCTTTTCTTCAGTATCTTTAGCCTTTTCTGTTTTTTGAGATGCTTTAATGGAAGCTAGTCTCTTCTCCTCCATTTCTTTTTGCCCTTTTGCAGAAGTCATATAGTTTATATCATTGATATAAGCATCTTGATAGTGCTGAGTCCATTGTAATTCAGAAATAGCTTTAGATAACTCTTCAGCATATGCGCCTTTAACAGAGTTAGTTGCAATTTTATCAGGGCTAGTTAAAAACTTCTCTGATACTTCTTTAATTTTAGCTTTACTATTATCTACTATTTGTTGATGTACAGCTATAGATGTTTCCAATGCTGCTTTGTCTTCTGTAGGCATCGTAACATTAGCTATTTTCCACTTAGCTGATCTAATAAACCTTTCTCTAGATAGTACTTTTAAATTCTCTTCAAAAGATATTTTACCATTATCAGATAAATTATTAATACTAGGGATTTTATCAGTTAACTCTTGTATAGTATTACCTAACTCTATTGCTTTAGTTGACATTTCATCAACCATATATTGACTATAAGTAATAACTGGTACAGAGGCACTATTATATTTAGCACTATTCTTTTGATACAGTGCACCTACTTTCTTAGCAGCCGCTATATATGTATCTAAATCTTTCTGAAAACCTTCTTCAAAACCATGTTTCTCCATTTCCTCTGGAGTAGCATTTTTTAATTCTTCTAAATTCTCAATAGCTAAGTCTAAGTTACCTACTTGAGAAGCATTCATACCAATATCAAAAGCAATTCTAGCCTTAGCTGTATGTACTGCTTTATCATCTTCAGCTTGTACTGCCTGATTTAAAGCTTGTAAGTTAGCTGATATGTTTTTATTTCTATTTAGATGCTCTTCTATTCTAGAAGTTACTTCACTCTTATATTTAGTTACTCCAGTTTTATTACTTATTGTGGAGTTTACTTTATTTTTAATTGCTTGTGCTTTTTCTGTTTTATTTAAATCACCAGCAAACTGCATAGCCATACCACCAAACCCTCCAAAGAAAGCTGATGTCCATAACTCAGAATCCTTAGAGTATGATTCCATTCTATCTGCAAGTGATGTCTCATTAGGGTCAATTATACCTGCAGTAACTCCTGCTAAATGTTTACCTTCCTCACCTATAACAAATTGGTAAGCTTCTTCAAAACCTTCTGATGCAAATTGCTTAGCATAATCTTTCCCTGCTACTGCTAATGCTTTATATGGGGATTTCCCTACAGCTCTAGCATGTCTCATAGAACTAATAGCCTTAGATGGAGCCATACCCCTACCCAGCATAATGTATTGACCTATATCTTGTACTGCCATAGCCCAGTTCATTCTATATGAAAAAGACGCACCTGCAGCTGCAGCATTTTTTGCATCTTTATCTGATAGACCTTGGTCTAAAGCATTTTGATATGCCTCCTTATAAACTCCACTAGCCTCCATAGAAGATTCTATGTGCCTAGAGATAACCCCTTTATGTACAGCATCAGCTACTTTTTTACCTGAATTAGCTAATCTAGGAGATTTATTAGCAATTTTACTTGCCATCTTTGCTATATCTTTAGCTTTAGCCCCATACTTACCTACTTTAGCTCCCGTAGCTAATAGTTTACCGCCTTTACCAACCATACTAACCCCTTTAGCCCAACCAGCTACAGGAATCATAATACTAAGTGCAGAAGCAATAGATACACCATTAGAAAACCACCATGCACTACTGTCCATAGCAAATCTACCTTTATCATCTGGATGTAAGTGTATAGGTGCAGCAGCATTGATATCTTCTTTCATACCTGCAGCCCAGTCAGAAACTGCGTTACTCCAGTCATCTTCTGCTCCTTTAGTAATAAAAGATTCCCAATCCATTAGATACCCAGCACCTTCTATAGCACCAAAAACTATTTCAGAACTTACTTGAGCTCCAAATGCTAAAGCCTCACCAAAGAAACCTTGTTCCTCAGATTTTTGAACAGCTTCTGCTCTCATCTCTGCTTGAACAATATCATTGTATTTACCTACAAGATATTTCTCTCCTTTACTTAATTGAAAATCATCTCCTAATTTATTTCTAAATTTACCATAATCTAAATTACTACCTATACCAGTAGCTACTGTAGGCTTAATTTTAGGTTGCTCTGCAACTATATCAAAGGCTTTATCTCTACCTCTAGTATTCTCACTGGCTGGTTTAGTTCCTTCATAACTAGGTGTAGGTGTAGTGTTAGATGGTAAACCATCTTTATCTATTGTGTTATCTTCCATTAAGTAATGTTATTTATACAAATATAGTTAAATTTAGTTTCCTGAACTAAACATAAAAGATTTTTTAAGAGTATTTAGGTAGGGAGCAGTATAATCAGGTTTAGTAGATGAACTCTCTTGATTTTGTCCAGTTAACTCTGTAGTACCTTTATACACCCCTTCATCAGTAAAGCCTGCTTGTTTATCAGTAGGAGGTCTTAATCCTAATGCTCCACTTTTAATATCCTCGCCTTCTTGGGCCCACTCTGCTTCATACCTAGCAATAGTACCTGATAATTGGGCAGAGTTAGCTACTACTATAGAAGGTACATTTGTCAAGTAGTTTCCTGCTTTATCAGTAATTTCTACTATAAGCCCACCATCAGTACTACCTGATTTCTTAACTTGATAGTTAATTTGCTCATTTTTGCCTGAGTAAGGATTAACATTGTACCTACTAAAGAATACTTTTTCCCCAGGGGATTTTAATCCTGAAGTTTTACTTATTTGTTCTGCTAGTTGAGGATCTCCGTAAGTAGTATAATCAATAAGTGACTGATTACCATTAACACTAAGATTCTGCTGTTCCGACATAGGTAAATTAGGGTCATAATTAGGGTCTGCTAGTACATTAGATTTAGCCTCTAAAGATTTAGCAGAAAAATAGTTATCTGCATTTGTCATGTTGGTAGCCTCTATAGTATAGTTATATGTAACTTTTTTCTTAGGAGCTATTCCCCAAGCATCTTCTACAGTCACTTCTTTAGATGCATTAAAGGTAGGTTTACCGTTATAAGTCTCCTTGTTTGCAGAAGCAAATGTTATATCAGTAGGGTATCTAGGGTCATCAGGGTAAATTCTCTCACTACCAATACGTACTGTAAATGCATCTGAATTAGCATTGAATAAATTCTCCATTTGCTTATCAGCAGTATATGCATTCCCTGTAACAACTACTTGCCCATATTCATCTACTTGGCGTTGTGCGTATTTATCTGTTTCTTGATTAATAACTTGGGCTACAGGTTGGTAAGCCTTTTGTGAGTTATATACTTGCTCATAATCATATGTAGTGAAAGGATTGTAGCTAATTTGGTCCATAGTATTCTCATATACTTTAGTAGCAGTAGCCCAAGTTTTTATATCATCGAAACTTTGTAGGGCTGTATTATGGTCTTGTTTTATCTTATCTTTCTCTACTTGAGACAAATCTGAATCATCTATAGTCATTGTAAAGTCTTCAGCATTAATCCCTTTTATACCTCTATAAGGAGAGATTAGCTCTGCTTCATATTCCTTTTTAATGTTATTAAGCGCAGTCTTCCAATCTCCACCATTATCTATTATGGATTGTAATTCCTCTTTAATATCTTTAAATGCTGGGTCTTGGTCAAAGCTATTACCTAAGTCCAATGCCTCAACTAATGTCAAGTCTTTTTCCCCAAATCTTACGTCTTTACCTTCCTTAATGCTGATAAACTCCGAAGCAGCTTCTATGTTCTTTTGTTGTATAGTAGTCTGCTCACTTCTAATACCATTAATTTGGTAATCATGATCCTCTATCTTATTATCTAACATAGTAGTGAATTTCGTCATTTCAGGCTCAGATAACCTGACACCATTTATAAAATCTTTAGCTCCAGGTAAACCTTCTAATAACTTCATATCTGCAGGAGGCAAACGTAATACACCATCTTTATCTCTGAATTGCTCTAAGGAACCTTCATTTAATCCTCTTTTAATCTTAGCAAACGTGTCTCTAACATTAGTATGCTGCACTAGAGCTTCTTTATTAGCTTCAAATGCTGCTGTACTTTCTTTAAATGTAGGGGTTTTAATTTCTAAAGTGTTACCATTAACTTGGAAGTTAGCTTCTTGGGCATATAGTTCTTTATCTTTCTTATCCCAACCTGCTTTTATATTTAAAGCTACATCTTGGTTAGTAGTAGTTTTACTATGTATGAATCCTTGTCCTACATTAATAAGATGATTAGCTACACTTTGTTTTTTAGCTGTTTCAAATGCTTCTAACTGTTCAGGAGTTCTAGAACTATAAAACTGGTCATAAGTCATTCCTAGAGGAATATTTTCCGCATTAAACTTAGCTTGAAGTTGTTGACCTGCTCTAGTTTCATAGTATTCATCTAGTACATTAGCTGCCTGTTGGTTTACTTTTTTACCACTGACTCCAACCCATCCATCCTTATAAGATAGTCCTTGAGTTAAAGATTTAAGTGTTTCTCTACCATCTGCCTTAAGATGGTCAAAGTATTTTTCTGTTTCTGTATTAATATCTACTCCTTCAAGTATACTAGGATCTGCTAACTGTGTACTACCTTCAAAACCTAATCCTCCTGCAGCAGTGGACTTAGTGTATTCACTATAATTTCTATTATACTTATCTACAAAGTTTTTATCATAATCTGTACCTTTCCCTTCTTTAAGCTTTTTAGTTCTTTCTAGAAATTCTTGGTGAGTAGCTAATGAAGATGCTACTGACTTAAGTCCTTTATCAGTACTAAACTTCTTTTTAAGTGATTGGAACTCCCTCATAAATTCTGGGGAAGCTAAATCCTTAGTCATAGACTCATCTATAAATTTAGCTATTTTTCCTTCTTCTCCTACCCATTCTTGAGCATATTCAGTATCTCTACCTTTTAAAGCATCTATTTCTACCTCTCCAAACTTATTAAGTAAAGCAGCATTAGTATCATATTTTTGTTGCTTTGCAGCTAACCCTTTAAGCATTAAATCTGCAGGTAACTGGTCAGGTACAAATTGAGATACGTATTTAGAACTTGATGGTTTATAAAATCTATTTATTCCAGCCATAATTTACATTTTTGGGAGAATATATCCTCCATAAGCATTATTTTGTGTAGTCTTGTATTGTTGTTCAAATTGTAAAGCAAATTCACCATTATCATCTTCCCATCTATAATTAGGGAAAGTAGCATTGATAACAGACATAAGCCTATCATTTTGTCTTGCATTTTCACTGCCCATCTTTTTATCTTTAATATAACCTTGATAGTTAGTACTGATATCAGATAGCCCCATATTTTTAAGGGTAGCTGCCATAGCTCTGTTCTGCTCATTAGCAATAATCTCTTGATTACTGATTTGAGTATTTTGAGCATTAGCTGCATTTCTTATTTGAGCATTAGCATTTTCTTGGGCCATATAAGACTGACCTAATTGCTCATTAAGATTTCCTGTGATAGCTGCATTTCCAGTAGACATTGCAGTAAGTGCTTCCCCAGAAGATTTAGCACTACCTCTTACATTTTCTCTTTGAATATTTCTAGCTAAACTAGCTTGCCTAGCCATAGCCTGTCTCTGAGGATCTAAATCTATATTAGCTGCCTTAACTCTATCAAATTTAGTAACTTCAGGTTTCATACCTCTAATCATATTATCTAAAGCAGGAAGTGATGAAGCTATAAAAGCTTTCTCTTCATTATTACCAGAGGTAGTCTCTTCTCCTTTATTAGTAAGTTTATTTAAACCTTCTTTAATTTTATCCTTAGTAGTGCCATTCATTTTTAAAGGATTATCTTGGAACTCTACAGGTAACCCTGTATTCCTATCTAGTCCTGCAGGAGAGTTAAGTGCACTACCTGCTCTAGAAGGAGCATCAAAAGGGTCAATACTTGAAGGTAAAGGAGTAACTCCAAACTGCTGCCCAAAGTCAGGTATAACTCCTACTGGAATGTCACTACCTTGGGATAAACCTGCTTGAGGTAATTCTAAAAATGGCTTTAAGCCATTATTAAGTTCATCTAGTGGTCCACCTGGCCAAAACTGTTTAGGTCTTCCTTGAGCAGTAGCTCTAGCTTTTATTAGTTCTGAAGGTGTGTATTGTTGATTAGACCTAGGTATAGCTCTTTCAGTTTCTGCTAATGTGTATAAAGTATCTCGATGTATTTCATCTAGTTTCCTTTTAACTTTGTCTGATAAATTTGGATCATTCCTATAATCTGTATTTTTACTAAAGTCACTTAGAAATTGTTCATCTAAAGGTCCACCATTAGCAAACTGTGAAGGTAAATTTAATTCTCCTCTTTCTGTTTGTAATCTAGGAATAGGTAACTTTGTTATATCTCTATTAAAACCCTCTAAATTTACAGGGATATCTAACTTATCTTTACTAAAATCTAAGTCTGGAACTTCTACTTGTGTAGAATCTGTTATAGGGCCTCCGTTAGCAAACTCTTGAGCAGTAGCACCTTCTTGAGACATTGGGTCCATAGGAGGTTGTTCTACAGGAACTTGTCCTTGACCTTGAGGCATTTCTTCTTGCCCTAGATTTGCTACAGCTTCTTTCTCTGCTATAGCAGCTTGTTTTTCTTTATCTTCAGCTTCCTTAGCAATTCTTATCTGCTCATTAGCTTCCATTAACTTAGTTAACTCTGCTTTTTGACTTCTTAAAGTTATAGCATCATCTCTAAGTTCGTATTTCTTTTTAATCTTTTTAGCTTCATCAGCAAAAGTAGTTTTAGAATCAGGTAAACCTAATCTATCTGAGAAGATGTAGTCATCTACTTTAACTTCTCCACCTTCAACTTCTGCATTGGCTCCCATCTGAACTCCACCTTGTTCATGTCTTGGCCCGTTTATTTCTTCTATATCTCCACCCATAGCTAGCATAAAGGGGTCTAATGACCCACCATTGGCCCCATAGAATTTACTTTTAAGAGCATTAAACTGGTCATCTTGTAGTTGATTACCTTTTATATTTGATAGTATTGAGCCACCAATAAATCCTGCTGCAGCTCCAACTCCAGTGCCTAATGGGCCAAAGGCAGAGCCTAACTTAGCTCCTTGACCTGCTGCTGATATTCCACCAGATAATGTATTTTTTGCTATATCCCTATCAGTAGTCCTATCTGACATACCTTGATCTCCAAAGGTATCTATTGCAGATGAGGCTAAAGTTGCTCCTGCACTAAACAGGTCAGAACCTAGACCTCCACCATCTCCATACTTAAAAGGGGGTAATTTAGGAGTAGTTTTTTTCTTTTGTTTTTTATTATTGGCCATAATATTTGGTATTATCAAGTATATTTGGATACAAATATACAAAAAAAAGATGCTCTTACAATGAAGAACATCTTTTATTTTGTTTATAACTATGTGATTTATAGTAACATATAGAATTAGAATCTATAACATTACATTGGAGTAGTACTATAAGAGTATATTAACTCATGAGCTACATGCCTCTTATTCAGGTTGTTATCATATTCTAAAATACAATGTAACCATGGGTTTCTTAATCTTGATTTACCATCTGTAGAATCTCTAGGAATAGTATATCTCCAAGTTCTCATTCTCCTTTTAATATCTCCACCATTAGTAGCAGGGATTATAGCAGTAGAAACATTAAGAGCTATCTTACCTGTATCTTGGTATTCATTGTAAAATTGAATTGAACTAAAAGTCTCATCATACACATCTACACCATCTGTGTCATATAATTCTGACTTGTATTCTAAGTTGTTCCATACCTTGTTTAGTTGTCCTTTTTCTCCAAGTATAGTATGAAGAATAGACTTATAAGCAGGTTGACCATAGAATGTAGCTGTATCTCCTTCATTATGTACATAAGCTGAGCTCCTATCAAAAGGAGAAGCTGACATTAGTCTTCTACCATATTGTAAGTAGATATTAGGTACATAACTGTAAAAAGATTCAAATGCCTGTATTAACTCGCTGTAACTAATAGTAAATCCTAATTGGGACTTATCTAATAACTCTCCAGAGTTTATAATATCTGATAGTCTTTCTCCTATTAGTACAGATAAACCTGTGTCAAAATAATATATATTATTGTTGTACTCTATGTATGTTCCTGCAGGAATAGTATAATCAATAGTAGCAGGGTCATCTTCATGTATATTGGTAGTCACAAAGTTCTTTAGAAAAGTAAAGAGTACTCTATTATACCTAAAGTCTGCTACTCCGTGTACTCCTACTGCTACACCACAATCTCCTGTAGCTAAAGTTTTATCTGCTTTAAGTATACTACCTTTAATATTCTTATCAAAGAAAGAACTCATACCTTTCATTTCTGATATAGCATTGGCACCTCCTCCAGAGTATTGATACATCTTCTTAAGTCTTGCATCATAATGGTATAAAGCATTCTCAGAAGCTACTACTCCAAACTGATGATAACTTCCTGTGTTAGTAGAAACATAATCATAGTTAGGGAAAACTCCTCCAGTACCTAGTACTAACTCTTGGCCAGAACTATCTTGTATTAGACTCCTTTCATTAATTGATGCTACTCCAAAAGCCCTATCTTGGTAAAAGAATAATCTATCTTTAAAGTTTATAATTCTATTTATAGGTCCGTATATACCATTAACTTCTGTAGAGTTGGCTATTTTAAAAGACCTCCAGCTATCTGATAATTCTCCATCTATTTTAGTATCAGATGCCCATAGTTGATGAGGATGCTCTTCTACAAAAGAAGTTAAGAAGTCTAAAGCAAAGAATTTCTCTTCAGATTTATTCTGGACATTCCACAATGGGTTATATACCCAAGAGTTATTTTCATAGTCTCCTATACCTGCACCACCATCTCTATCTGCAGCCCAATGTCTTCCATATCTATAGTCAGCATTAACTGTACTCTCTACAGGGAAACAAAATGCAGTAGATAATTTATTAGTATTAGGCGTATTGTAAACTCCTCCATAAGCTGTAGTTTGATTCCAATAGAATTGAATCTGCTCTTCATCATAGTAGTTAACATATGTATCCCCTCCGTATACATCAAATGTAATAGAGTCTGGAATATTATCGTTAAGCACTTGATAGTGGTTAGTACTAATGTACTGATTTTTACTTCTATCAGTGTAAGAGTTACCTCCATATTGATTAAGTACAAATCTACAATATTGTATCTCTTTTAAATAGATATCACCTGTACATACATTAGTACCTCCAAAACTTAAAGTACCTTTATGGGCAAAGTCATGAGGATGTCTTAAATTTCCTGCATTTCCAGTAGCATCTGTAGGTGAACCTGTATTATTAGTAACTGAGTTAGTATCATCTAATAGCAGCATCTTTTTAACAGACCCTAATCCTAAAGGAGTGGGATCTGCTAGTAAGGCTACGGAACAGTTACCTAGTCCTGTACCTGCCCCCCATAAAGCCATTATATCTGTATTATCAAATATAAATTCTCCTACTTTTAAATCCCTAGTTGCTTCTATTTCAAATCTTTCTCTACTGTAAGGGTTAGCTATTAAATCTCCTTCTGCTTTATAATAAAAAGCATAAGACCTACTACCTACTCCTCCTGATTGATCTCCACCATATAAAGCTAGTGTACTATTATAGTAGCCTCTAGTATCTATGTAATCTCCAGTTTTGAAAGTAGTATTATATAATTGCCCTAATGGTCCTAACATATATGTTAGCCTTTTAGCTTGTGCAGAGGTGTCTTGGAAAGAGTCTAACCCTGGGTAATCACTACATATAGCATTCACAGGCTGAAATACTCCAAATATATCCAAACCTGCAGTGTAACCTGTAGCTGCACCTGGTCCACCAGGGCCTGTATTTTCCCATAAGTCAGGTAGATTATCTGTAGTTATCACAGAGGCAAAAAACATTTGAATACCTGAACCTAATTTAGTTTTATCAGATTCTTCTCTTTTAACTCTAACTATAGCGTATGCTTTTACATTACTATCTAGAGAAGAAGTATCTACAGTGAATTCTATTCCTAATGATTGTAGATCATCATATGAGCCATTGTTTTCCATTAAAGGATAACCATCATCTACATTAGGGAACTTTACATCCCCTATCCAGTTAACAAATGTTACTGCACCTTTACTATTGTAAAATACTATTCCAAATCTATATGTTTCTCCTCTAGAGTAACCTGTGAAATTGTTAGGTAACCATTGTGATGCATTATTTTTTAACTGTCCTCCGTAGTTAATTTCTTTATTGTTTCCATCTGCATCTAGTACTCCTAAGTTAACAGGGCCATCAGCAGATGTCCATTTATCTACATCCACATGTGGGAAAGTAGTAGTAGGATGACTTAGTTGAAAGTTAGCTGCACTTCCATATGTAGTGAATTTATAACTTATATTTTTACCACTACCTCCTAAAGTAGTACCATCTACTTGATATTTATACTGATTAACTGCAGTAAACCATCCTGCATTATCTTCATCATTATAACTATTGATAGCATCATGTGTTTCTGGTACAGTATCATATGCAGGAGTAGGACCACTTAAAGTGATATTACCATCTGGGTCTTCAAGTAATGCATCTGTAGAGCTATTAAACCTATATACTCTAGCATCATAATCTACAGTGAAATCCTCGGTAGTTGTATTAGCAGCAATAAGTTTATTATCTACTACTTCAATATCTTTAGCTTTATCAAATCCTGATGCCAGTGCATTAAATTCTACAATAGAAATAGGTATAGCATTTTCTATAGAGCTACATACTACTGTAGTTTCCCCATCAGAAGGTACAAACTCCTCATCAAATTTGTAAATAGCTTTAGTACCGTTTTTAGAATACACTATTACTATATGCTCTATAACATCATAGTCTGTATCTAATCCTTTTAAAGTATATGTGACAGACTTAGTACCTGGAGAAGTTACTACTGTATCTCCTTCAAAATCTTGTAAGTCTGTAGTAGTGAAGACGTTACTAGGTAAATTGACTAAGGGACTAACAGGAGAATATATTGTCTCTGCTCCTCCTGAATCTAATTGTCTATATGCAAATTGTACTACTACACCGTCAGGTAAACTTCCTGTACCTATACTATCTATACTAGGTTGTACAAAGGTTACCCCTGACCTTAAATCTAAATTCTCTACAGGAGTTTCAAATACATATGGATCTGCTACATTAAGAGTCCTTACTGCACTATAATTATCTGTCCAGTAAACTCTTTTTAATGTTTCTGTTTCATACCTACCAATAGCCCTACCTACTCTGTAGCAGCTAGAGAATGATACATTATTATTATATCTTAAATGTTCTGTAACAACTAATGTGTTAGATGCTCCAATGTTTTCAATAGTGTCCGTGGCTTCATTATATACAAGTTGCCATACTTGACCTGCACCTGTAGGAGTATCTCCAGTTTCTGAAGTAGTGAATACTATAATATCATCTACTATAGTAGTCCATCCTATAATCTGTAAATCAGTTTGAGCAGCAATTAAGTCTACTGTAGCACCTAGAGTACCTACTATAGTTTGAATCTTAGCTCCATTAGTATCCTCAATAACAGTAGTACTTCCTATCTGATATACTGTAACATCTCCTGCTAAAGCAACTACATTAGCATCTGTACTTATCTGGTCAAAAACATTATCCTCTGTAACAGCAATAACTATTGTAGGAGTAGCATCTTGAAAAGTGATTGTTACAGTGCCTGTTTGATTACTAACTATACCTTGTTTTTTAATATCTGGAATAGTGAAGCCAATTTTATTACCTTTTTCTGTTTCTAATGACCCAGTAGATAATCCATCTTCAGTAGTAACTCTAAAATTTAATAAGGAGTAATATGAGTTAGCAGGTCTTTTATTCTTTGCAGAATCCTGATTCATTCCTCCTAAATAAGATTGAATTGCTTTCATGTTTTATATATCCATTTAAAATTCATAGCTGTTTTATTTCTCCCTTGACACACTTTAAGTATCGTGGAAGGATTACATTGTATACTGTACACCCCTGATTTCATTCTGCTATATTAAAATAAGTTTCTGTACCTGAGTTATGGTTATTTCTACCATTACTATTACCTACTGTATTATGATTATGTCTTTGCTCTGCACTACCTGCAGATTTAAACCCATCAGCATGCTGATTAATTTTAGGGATAAGTCTTATCCAATTATTCTTAATAGATTCCATCATATCTACACCAGGCATTACTGCTCTATTTTGTGCAGCACCTATATACCAATCTCTATCTGCTTCTAGTTTTTGATAAACGGCTCCAGGCATTTTACCATTGGACCATTTAATAAATCCTAGTCTCCATTTAATATGAGCAGCAACTGCTTCTTTAAACTTAGCATCATCTGGAATTTTAGGAAAACCTCTATCATCTACAGGCATAGATATCATAGCTATCTTTACATACCCTGTTTTAAAGTTAGTAAAGATATAGTTATCATTTACTTTATATGTTAATTCTGAATTACATTGATGGTCATTACTAGCATCACAATACCAATGATGGTAAGCATCAGTAGAATATCTTAGTTGAGTATAGTTTTTAGACTCTCTGCATTCTTCTTCAGGAGTACCATCAGCAACAGGACTCCCTGCTATAGTAGTAATCTGGAAAAGTTCTACAGGTAGGCATGCTCTATAATCAGATACATACACTTCTTTAACTGATTCAATTAGGTAGTAGTTAGCTCCAATTATTTCCATGGCTTCACCAGCCCATTCTAAAGCATCTCCAAATTCTATTGAACCTGATAAACCTAAATCTCTATAAACCTTAGAGATAATAGTTTCTACACTTACATATTTTCCATTAAATAAACTCATAATTCGTAATAATCTATTTTGTTATTAGGGGTTTTAAGTATTGTACATAACTCTACTTTAGCAGTTCTACAAGGAATAAAAGAATATGCTGATTTCCATTTGTAGTTAGCTTTCCTAGTAGAGTAATACCATTGTACTATATACCCATTAGTATGTTTATTGAAGTGTCTTACACGTTTTTTTTCTTTCTTTGCTTTAGAATCTACTTCCCATAGATCCATAGTAGCTTTCCAATCTACAGGTAAAGGATTAACTAATTCTCCTTCTGCATTTATCCAGGGAGTAATTTTCTTTTTCCTTATACCTAGTATACCCATCTTTCTGGGTAAGTTGAAATCAAAAGATTCATTTAATATAGCTTCTCTAATCTTTAGATTAAAGGCACTAATAACTTTACAATACACTTCATAGCTAACATAGTAAGGAGTATCCCTATCTACCTTAGCTCTTTTAATTTCTTCTCCCTTCTCATTAGTATAATCTTTAAAATACTTTCTAGCATAGTACTCAAAGAATTCTTTACTTTTAATGTGGGCAACATACTTCTCTTTTTGTTTCCCTTTTTTCTGCATTATTGTTTATTTAGTAGTTCTTGACCATCATTAGCTGAATCCTTTGGAGACATTATACCTAGTTGTGATAGGACTTGCTCCTTGATATAAGGTAGCATATGCCTGTTAATAGGGTACTCATCATCAAAAGAAAAGCATGTAGTACCTTCATTATCACATTTATAATCTATTAGGTCTGCAGGAGAAGCTACTACTCCTCTTACATTAATATGAGTTAAGTGAACCATATTAGGGTCTGTCATAATTGTATATACATACCCATTTAATAAGAAAGCTAAAACTCCTTTACTGTACTTATTCTCTGCACTAGCAGTATAAATTGCTTTATCATAGTCAGTATAAGTAAAAGGTAGTTTAAGTTTATGTATTGGACCCACTCTAGTAATACCTAATCCTTCAGTAAACTTAATAAAGTTAGGTAACTTTCTACTAGTCCTAAGTACAGTACATCCTAATTCTACAGTGCAACATTCTGCTGCATCTACTTCAATTAATTCTAGGCATCCTAAATCACTAGTTATCTGAGTATCAATATTCTGACCTGGCTTATCATATTCCCTTTTTAACCAAAGTGCTCTCTGGTTGTCTATTTGGTATATAACTTGTTCTTCTGATATTTCAGTATCGTCAGAGATTTGATGACCTCTGATGACCTCCATTACATCAAATATAATCTCATTGAATGTTGGCATAGTCTAGTATAATTTATTGTTGAAAGAGAAATGATTATTTTTAAAATCTACTATAGTAGGATACGCTACATTATCTTTTAATGTTACCGTAAGTATACCATTTCTCCAGTTTTCTTTTTGTGACTTAGACATGTAACTAAATACAGGGCTATCTTTATCTCCTCCCCAACCACAGTTATATCCTGCAATGTTACTTTCAAAGTAAGTACCCATTCTATGAGTATGGAAGAAAGCTATGTTTCTATGTAGCTCTGCAGCATGTTTATGTGCAGCATGTTTATTACACCACTCTCCATGGATAATTTCTAAGTCTCCTAATTTTACATTAGCAGTTTTCCAGTTAAATTGTGTATTGTAACCTCTATGTTTAAAGCATGCATCGTAAGGAGACTTTGCTCCAGCTCTACCTAAGTAGTTGTTATCTACATCTTTACCCCATTGGTTATACCAATCTTCATGGTTTCCATAGAAGTATTCTTTAATTATTTTCCTATCTCCTATAGCAGCATCTAATTCATCAAGAGCAAGGTTTGCCTCTTTGTATTCTCTAGCTAATGTATATCCAGGAAGTCTAATCTTACCTTTACTGTGTCTTGATATAGAATGCATATCTAAGATATCTCCTGCAAGGACAATACCTTTAAGATCTTCCATATCAGCTATAAGTTTACAGGTAGCTGTCCACATTTCCTTATTATGGAAAGGTAAGTGACTACAACCTAGTACTACGTAGTTACCGTCTTTAAACTTACTAGTAGTATAAGAAGGTTTATCTACTTCTTTTTCTACTCTAGTTAACAAGTCAATAGCTTCTTCTATTTTTCCTGCACTTATTAAAGCAGTAGCAGTAAATTGAAGGGCTTCTTGTTTAGACATTGCTACTTCAGCATCTTTAAGCTTAGATTGAATAAAGTCTATATGAATAGCTTCCCCACCTCTAATCTCATTTTTCACTTCTCTAATAGCTTGCTTAGCGAGATGTTTAGGAATATCAAACTGTAAAGACAGTCTATGTGGTCCAGACTTTAAGTATCCTTGTTTATCTCTTAGTACTTCTTTTAGTTGATTCTTAGTCATTTATAAAAAATTCAGTTAATATTCCTAGTACTCTTGAGTCTACCTCAGTAGATTTTTCTAAAAAACGTTGTATAGTAAAAGTTGTGTATTCACCATTAACTTTAACTAGTACTTCTTCATCTTTAGATACAGTAGGAAAATTAATTTCTACTTCTTCTTCCGTTATAGCCTTTATAGCTTCTACCATGGCCTCTTCATCTGAAGACTCAAAATCCGTAACCATTAATTCTTTTGCGGCATCTATTCCTTCTTTAAGGATACCTTTACCTTCCTCATCTCTAGTAATATACTTATCTATAGCGTCTTGCTTTTTATTAAGTGTATCTTCTACTACTTCTCCAAGTTGAGTTTTAACTTCTAGTAACTCAGTTTTTAATACTGGAATACCTCTTCCAATAATGTTTCCTAAGATGCTATCTAGCATCATTACTTCTTCTACTTTTAATTTCTTCTCCATGACATCGTTTTTAGTTATAATGCAAAGATAAGAAATTAAAATTTAATAATTAAAAAGCGGCTGTAACTTTATCAATTCCTTTCTTTTTAATATAGTCCCTCATCATATTTTTAAATAGAGGCATTACATCTTCATCTCTTACTCCTAAATTTTTACCTATAGATGTTACAAAACTAGTTTGGATACTGTCCATGGCTAATAATTTACTTTCTACTTCTCTATGGATTTCTAAAGCTTTATCTTCAGCATAGCTACTAACAAAGGGACTGCTTAGTACATCTAAAAATAATGTAGGGTCTTTAAGACATTTCTCTAAATTATATTGAAATCTATTATCTATAATAGTATCAAAGTGGACCTTAAGGTCTTCTTTTACTATTCCAGTAATTTCTGATCTAAACTTTAACTCAGCTCCTGCATTAAATGTATCTTTTACTATTCCCCATAAAAGTAATGCTCCAGATAGTAGTATAGCTATAGCATTCTTTTTAAGTAGTTCTAATAACTCATTCTTCTTTTCTGTCATCTCTTACTCCTTTAATTGCTGTATAAGCGTCAATAAATTTACCTCCAAACACATATCCTCCAAATAGAGTCATTGCATATTCCAGGGCATCAATAATTATCTTAAATTTATCTATTTCAATTTCAAACTTAGAGCTTATACCTGCAGCAGTTAGTATACCAATGGTTAAGTAGTAAGCTACTATAGACCAAAGCAAGTATACTCTACCTTGGGAGTATCTACCTTTTTCTTTTAAGATATCTTTAAATAATTGGAAATATTCTTTTTTAGTTTTCATCTTTCTTAACTTCTTTTTTAATGGTGTCTATAGCTGTTTTCATTACTACTAACTCCTGTCCTGAAAAAGGAGTAGGTTCATGAGTAGCTACAGAACAGTAGAATAACCTATCTTTGGTTGAGTTAATTTTAGTCCTATTTAGAAAATAAATTAAAGAGTGCTTAACTTTTTCTACTTTATAGATATTTTTTAAATCTCCTTCATGCATATGACCTACATCTAAAGTAGTCATCCCCTGTGCTTCAATAGTCTTAAGCATTTTTCTATACACCTCATCAAATTCAAACCTAACATATTTACCAACTGCACCAATAGATAGCATTACTTTACCACTATCTTTATGCTGCTCATAAATAGCTGTAGCAAACCGCATATTAGTTTTACCATTACATGCAGTAAATATAATAAACCTGTCTGCTTGGGTTTCTTTAAACATCCTTTCTACTGCATCTTTTATAGTATTAAACATTTGTAGGTCTAAAACCATAGGGTCTGAGAAGTCTTTAACTTCTTGTTTTAGATTCTTGTTTTCCTTTGCTAGTAGTAAAGAGGTTTTTCTTTCTCCTCTAACTTTATATACTGCTATAAAGACAGTGCTTAATACTACTGAGAAAGGTAATAGGATACTTATAACTAATTCCATTTTATTTTTTTATTGACTGATGATAATCTGCTTTATCTATTTTTTCTTTTGCTAATTTATAATCCCATGACCCTTCTGCGTGTCTCTTCTGCCTAAACACTTTATTTAATACTTTACTAAGTGTAACTCCTCTTGTATAAATAATTGATTCTCTTTTTTCTAACTGCCCTATAGATGCGGATATAGTAGTATTCTTTTCTCCAAAATGAGTATTATCATCTGGAGTAATAGCATCTTCTACCCATTCTCCCCATACATTACCTAAACAATCATAATCAACTGCTAAGTTATAGAGCATACCTCCTACAGTAGCTAATGTACCATCTAATAACTTATACCATACTATAAAGAAGTAAGATATGTTCCTTTTTTGCACTGCTAATATAATAGAATGGAAAGGAGAATATAGTATACCTATAACTATAACAGTACTAAATACTATTAAAGATCCTACTAATGCTACTATTCCCCTTATTAATTCCTTCATACCTCATTACCTTGGTTAATCCACTCTGGTATATTAACTTCCTCAACACTATTAACTAATATTTCTCCAAATTCTCCTAAGATATTTGGGTAGTCTTTTAATAGCATTTCTATATCTTTAGGATTGATTACTACTAATCACCTAGTTCCATTAATCTCTGGTAAGCAATAAGTGTAAGTTTTACTCTCACCCTTAAACATAAACTTAACCTTGCTATCCATGGTTTTTATTGTGTTTTTTAGTTATTATAAATCGTTAATTATTAAAGGTTTTTGGTAGTCATCCCATATTTTCAAATACCCATCTACGCTAGGGTGCTTATCGTCTATATTCCAATCTATTACTGTTGGAGTAAATAACCTTCTGTTGTTAGTATCTAAATTAGTAAATGCTAATTTACCTGAATTCACTTCTGCTTTATATGGTCTACCTAAACTTGGCGGATCAATAATATTATATTGATAAATCTTTAAATTAGCGTTACCAGTTTCTGTTATAATACCATTAAAAAAGTTTGTTGAATTAGTTTGATAAGCGTTAGCATCTACTAGAGTTTTACTATCTTGCTCTCCTTGCCACCAAATTAACCCCTCAAATATATAAGACTTGCCTCTGTTATCCATCCATGTCTTAGCGTTCTGTATTGCTGCTATTGCTTCATCGTATAACTCTGCTACACTTGCTACATTCCAATCTACTATCCCTGCATCTTGTGCTAATCCTGCTCCACCTTTGGCGCATTTAACTATATAAACATCTCTACCTAATAAATCTGCAATATCTTTAAAGTAGAACTCAATAGAACATCCGTTATTTTTATAAGCTAAAGGAAATTGATTATTATTTAAAGTTGAGTCAATACAGGAAAAATTAACTCCGTCTTTTAGTATTCTAGTGTTGATTTTTAACCCTGTATATTCCGCTTGCAAATCTAGTATTCCGTCAGTCTGTCCTGCGCTCCAACTTTGACCCATCGAAAGCCATATTTTATTCACTTGTGCCATAATTAATAAGGGTTTTCGTTACAATCTTTATCTATTGCGCTAACATTTACACTAATTCCATCATTTGTAGATACACTATCTAAAATATCCCAATCTGTACCGTCAAAAGTATCATTATCAAAAATATATTGCTGAACCATATTATCTAAAACATCGCTTGTTATTCTAGGACTTCCAGCGTTCCAAAGTTCGGAGGCTTCTGTGCTTGTGATTACGTCATTTGTCCAACCTACTTGGTTATAATAACCCTCGAAAAACTTAAAAGGTGCTGTTAAAAGTCTTGTAGTTCCGTATGTTGTAGGCAAAGCATTATTATATACTGTTGTTGGTATTGTTGTTGACGTTCCTGCATCAGCTAAACCATCAACGTAGCAAGTCATAACGCCATTGTTATAAGTTAGTATCAAATCATAAAAATCAGTCGTATTATTAAATTCTTTAACTGTTTTATAATTGCCAGAATTAGCTGAGCCATCACTAGATAGTGTAAGTGTTAAAGTATTGTCAATATTTAAAGTTCCTACAAATTGTTTTAAGTTTCCAGATACTTGAAAATTGCCAAATAAATACTCTTGCGTTGCTACTCTTAACCTCCTAAATACAATTCTAACGCTCCATGTTTTACCAGTTCCACCTACTAAATCAGTAGTGGTTGTAGTTCCTTGCAAATAACTGTCCGTACCGTTTAAATAATAACTGCAATAGGTCTTATTAAAGTTAGGTGTAGAATTAATTACATTCCTTAAATTATCACTAAAATAATATCCATACATACTAGGCTACTATTAATGCGACAGAACCGCTAGTTAATGTAATTGCGCTAAATACGTCATCACCGAAAGAAGTAACTAAAACGCCTGCTTTTATTCCTGTTGCTGGTGTTGTAATATAGTTAGCGGTAACATCTGCCACTACTCCGTTAACTTCTAAATTACCTATTACTGTATCTTCTGAAACGTAAAAGGCGTTAAATCTTTTTGCGGTGTAAGCGGTTGTATCATTTACTATTATTACTCCATCTTCTGCTGCTCATTAATTCTGTGTGTTGTTTGCTTTCATTTTTTATATATTATTATGTTAAAGGTATATTGCATTTGTTATAGTCGAAAGGTGTTCTAAATGTTACAGTCATTACCCACCCTGCTAACTCATCGTTAAACCTCTCTGTAAAACTAGATAAACTACTACTCCTTACAATGTCGAATTTAATTCTATCTCCATCTACATCATAAAGAACAGTTCTATCAAAGTAGGCTAAATAGTCTAATAGTATTTGGTGCATACTAGATTTAACAAAAACCTCGTTTTCTTCTCCATTCAATACTTGATCCATTACCACAATATTGAAATTAAATGTAATTGCTTTATCCTGTACACTACTACCGCTATCTTCTAACGATAGTAACTGATAGTTGAAAGGTTGTAACTTGTCTCTCTCCACAACCTCCCACATATTACCATTACCAAAACTATTAATTTGTAAATGGTTATCTGCGAAAGTATTACTTTCTAGTATTATCTTTTGGTAGTTTAGCATTAAAATACTTTTTTAGTTTTTTGTCTATGTTTACAAACTTCCTCGAAGTTTCAGACGTTGTTTTTTTTCTTCCCACGATTCTGTACCTAAGTAAAAAGGGTTAGTAAATGCGTTAGTATCTGGTATAATATCCCACGTATTAGGGCTTTGTAAGTAAGTAGGAAATAAAGATGTATTACCGCACAAATAATCTATTAAACGCTTCTTATAGAATTGTGCTTTGTTATCCCATCTATCCATTAAATAGCGCATATCTGTATAAGATACACTAGAACTATTTTCGCTAGATTTCTTCATTACTCCCTTGTCTCTATATTTATAAAGTAGGTCGGTGCTAAGTTCCATTTGTACGAACTTAACTAACATCGGTGCTATGTAATCACTAATTAAAGTGTCCTCGTCTGCGTTGGTAGTTGCTGCTGCTATCTTTGTTTTGAATTCTTCGTATAAAGCAGAACCTAAACACGGTA